GCACGTCCTTTTGCGTTAAGTCCACCCTTAGGGTTTTTCCCTGCTTTTGTTTGCCACGCTGGTGATTTAGCCATTACTTTTTCTTCTTTGCTTTGCTCTTAGCTTTAGAAGGTTTTACTGGCTTTGCTTCAATTCCGTATGTAGAGTTATTTTGCCCCATTCTAGGACCGGCTATATAAATTTTCTTTTTCATAACCATTGTTTTACTCCTTTATTTATTTAATCATTACTCTTTAGTTTTAGCTTTAGCTTTTACTTCTTTTGATTCAGTATCTTCTTTTACTTCTAAAGTTTCAATCTTAGGCTCTACAATTTTTTCTTCTACTGCTATAGTAGCTTCTTTTGCATCTTCTTCATCTGAAGAAAGAAAATCTTCTATAATATCCATTTTTTCTTTGAGCTCTTCTATAGCTGGGATTAACTGCTCTAATATACTTAAAACATGTACGTCTGACAAACGGTACTGGCTATTTGAAACAGAGCTTTGCAAATCTTCTAACAACTTTTCATCTACTATCATATATCTCCTATAATGTAATCGGATTATTTTCTTCTGCTACAGTATAGTCGTTATCAAGCAACTTTTCAATTGCTGGAAGCCAACTTAAATCATCAGCTGATCTTTTAATATTAGAAGATTTATTTCTTCCAAACTGGTTAGATGGGCGAGCTTTATTGCCGGCATCTTTTGATCTAGAAGGTAGGTTTACCTGACCCTTAGGAGCTGGTGTTTGCCCGTCCCCAGTTTTGCTAGTAGAAGTTGCTCCCGGTTTTGGAGCAACTGCTGCTGCATTTGCTGCTATATCCATTTGCATTTTTGCCTGCAAAGCCATATATAATTGTTGTTCATCTAACTCAGAACTCAAACCAAGAACCAATCTTGCTTCATCTATTGTGATTAGATTATTAATATACTTCTGGATTAAGTGATTTTCTTTTTTAACCTGAGTATCAACATCTATCTCCTTGAATCTTAAGAAGCACCTATCTGATATGGTGTCTTCTATTGGATTTGCAATCGGATCAAACCCGCCCTCAAAAAGAAGTTCGTTAAAAATGTGTAGTCTTACTAGATCAGAGAATTGCTTTTGAAGTTGCTTAACTTTGTCATATAAAGCAGCGTCTAGTCTTTCTGTAACTGATCTGTTACCACCATTCATACTCATACCAAGATGGTGAGGAGCAACACCTAACCCTACTGCAACTCTTTCCTTAAAATGATTTAGGTACTGTGATGCATCGAGCGCAGTATTGTTAGCCCCAATGACGTCTACAGCGTGTCTAAATGGCAATATTAGCCCACCTTCAGCTCTTATGTTTTCTATCTCAGCTGCAGCTTTTGTTATTTCTTCTGGCTCTGCTGGTTGCTCTGCTGTGCCAATCGTGTACTTGTAAAGTGGGAATAGTTCTCTATGGACTAAGTTTTGTATATCTTCTTCCATTTGTCTTAATGCAATAATGTCATCAAGAACAGTAGACAAAGCTGGAGTACCAAAAGCTCTTCCTGGCTTTTTATCAAAGTACATGTGTATTACACGTTCAGCAGACCATACTGGGTCTTTATCGTTTGGCGAATAAGTTAAAGGATCGGTTGCCTGTTGATAAGCCTTAGCTCTGTTTTGCTTATCTCTCAAGATATATACTTGCTCAGTAGGAATCAGATAAAACCCAGCAATTGGGTCGCTACCATTAACTGGAGTTAAAGTATCAGGGAAATAAGAACTTAAATCAGCCCTAGCTTTGACAATAAAGACGTTTGAATACTTTATTAACTGGTCAGACAGTTCGGTTAAGAATTCCGAAAACGGTCTTTTCATCGTCATTTCAAAGAAGTCTATTCTTCTATAAAGATAAGAAACTGCTTCTTCGTTCTCGCCAATTATTTCCCAGCCTTCTTTCCAGAAAAGCTCACGGTGCTTGGACACCGCTTGGCGAGCGTACCCATCTGTATCACAAGCTTGGGTAATCCTATTAAAGTCGTATGGAGACGGCTCAAAAGCAGCTCTTGTGTCATAATAATAAGAAGAGCCTCGAAAGCCCAAAGCTAACGCAGCTATTTTTATGCTCTTACTTAAGCCTTTTAGTTCTTCTGGTTTTAACGCTTTTTCAACTACTGAAGAGCCATTATTATCAGAGAAAAAAGGCAGATATGATCTAACGGCCATAGGATATACCCTGCTTTAAACTAGGTTTAATTGTAATAGTAATTGAAGTTACTAATTTTACTTACTTGTTTCAGATAATCCAGACAATTCAAAAGACTTTTTAAGAATAAGGCTCTTAACTGCTTCAAGCCAGAAAACTGTTTCAGTCTCAGAAAAATCACTCTTATAAGAAAGGTTTTGCTGAGAAATCTTAATAACTACAGTTGCTTCCTGCTGAACTTCTTCTACTTCTACGTTGGTATCTTCGCTCATTAAATTTTATCCTTTGGCTTAAATTGGTGTGTATTTTGTACTTCTTGCGTTTCTTCTATTGGACTAATTAAGTTAAGCTCAGCTGTGAGCTGCTTAATTGTAGCGTCCTTTATTATACCTTCAAGAACTAAGGCATTTACCTTATCCTGGAAGGCTTGGACGATAAAGTTTACGTCTAAATTATTTTCCATGAATTTTATTATATCATCTTAGATTCTAAAACAGCAACTTTTGCAGATAATTCTTGTATTGCTTTAATTATAGGAGATATAAATTCCTCATACCTAAGTGCTTGGTCTGAGTCTGGGTTTTCCGTATCTGTTAATATCCATGGGCCAAAATCCTTTGGATCAATATTGTTTTTATCTATTGCTTCTTTAACTTCCTGAGCAATCAAGCCTAGGTGCCTTCTTTTGCCTGGAGCACCTATTCTTACCTCTGGTATATGTGTAACTGGATCTCTTATTTCGTTTCCATTTTCATCTAATACTTCTTCCATATAAGATGCTATTCTCATGTAAGAAACTGGACGTAAATCATTAATAAAATTTAATCCAATATTTATATCTTCTATTTGAGTTTTAAATCTTCTATCTGAAGTATTTATAGTACTGTCGATTGCCCAGACTTCTGTCCATCTATAATTTGAAACTCCGAAGAGCTTTAGAGTTATCACTGTATGGATACCAGTGCGTTTTTGAACCACCTGTAGTTCTGCTTCTCATGCTTATGGCATTTACTAAAACGCCATTATCTGGGTCAACAACAAATGACCCTGGTTGGTTAGCATCCCATTGGTAAACTACGAATGCACCATTAGATAGAAGCATAGCTATTGGGTCATACGGTACGTTTCCATAGTATGTTCCTGCTGTTCTAATTCCTCCACCATCAATAAGCCAACCACCAATGCTTCCAGATGATGCAGTTACTGTACCACTAATATTAGCATCGTTGCACACCATATAACCATTTGAATCTACGTAGAACCTAGGGTTACTTGTATTAGGAACGTATATATCACCAGCTTGCAATCTTCCCTCAAATGTTCCACCAGCTGCAGAAAGGTCACCACTAAATGTGCCACCAGCTGCAGAAAGGTCACCACTGAATGTGCCAGTAGCTGCAGAAAGACTACCGCTGAATGTGCCAGTAGCTGCAGAAAGACTACCGCTAAATGTTCCAGTAGCTGCAGAAAGAGCACCGCTGAATGTTCCACCAGCTGCAGAAAGATCGCCAGTAAAAGTTAACGTGTTAACTCCATCATAATACAAGTAATCAGTTGCGCTTCCTACTTTAAATTCACTGTTAGCTGCTGTATCGCCAGCATTCCTTCTCCATCTATTATTAGTATTAATAAAAACGGATTCAGCTTTTAAACCACCTCTAATAGAAGCTGCACTGAACTCTGCGTTGCCATTTCCTTTGATTGCCCAACCTGTAACTCCGGCTTCATACCCAGTAGATTGGATAATTGAGTTAACCCCATCTAATGAAATTATAGATGAAGTTATTGTTCCTGCTTTTATCTTTGAAGCAGTTAGCTCTGTTATTTCTGCGGAGTCAATTAGCGTTGCAACTGAGCCAATCAACGAAGTCCAAGGGCCCCTATTACCAGAGTTATCGAAAGATCTTACTCTACCATAATAGATTGGGGGTGTAACAGCATTTAGCGCAACAGTGACACCTGCTATGACTACGGTAAATACGCTGGTATAACTAGATCCGCTCTTGCAGAAGTGTTGTAAGGCTGTTAGTGGAATATATTTGGTAATCATATCCAACTAAGTCTTTATCAGTAGGCGCATCAAATTTAAACATAACAGATTTTGAATTGCTATATAAAAAGAAATTAGCTATATCTGGAGAACCAGGAATAGTTTCATCTCCCGGTGTTTCAAATATAAAACTTTTTTCAGCTATTATAGTTGATATGTTTTTGTCGTTTACTAAGACTTTTGCTAAATACCTTGTATTTGGCTTTAGGTCTTGTATGGTCTGTCTAAATTGAGTCATGATTCTCCTTAAGATTTAAATGAAAGTACACTAGAGTATTC